TATCCGACGCCGGCGTAACCGAATCTCCGCCATTAATCACTCCTGATGAACTCCCGGGAGGAAACACCACCTGATAAAATCTATTTTTTGCGATTAAACACCTCCTAATCCTCCCCTGTTCCAACAACCGCCTAATGCAATCGCTGAATGTCGTATTACCCAATCCGCAATCACCCTTCTTCGCCCTAGTCAGCTCAAACCAATCGGTCCAACGCATCCAGCTCTCTGGCCCAATATGCTGGGCAGCCAAGACTTCAAACGCCAACTGATCCAGCTGCCGCTCTCGTCGCTGCCTATCGGTTTCGCAACACGATCGTCGCGGCGAACTCTTGTGTTGAAGCCTCCGCCCATAACTGATCGCGGTCACGCTTGAGCGCCTCGATGTCAATCGTCGTCGTCTTGACCGGCCAGAACCTTCGATCGGCCTGTTTCAGGTATTTATCGTCATTGGTGGTTGCGAAGAAGATTGGGGTACGCGGCAAGTCGGTCCGGAAGTGACCGTAGGCTTTGCGGGCGCGGTCGACGGTTCGCGATACGAAGGAACGCATGTGTTCAACGTCGGTTCGACGGATATTGGAGAGCTCGGCGATTTCGTACAACCAGACGCCGCCAAGCAGTTCCTGCACCTCGCGGTCCCGGGCGCCGAGGATGGTCTGGTCGGAGAAATTCTCCGATCCAGCCATCGTCTCGATCGCCATCGACTTGCGGGTTCCCATTGGCCCCTCAAGCACAATGATCGGATCGAACTTCGTTCCTGGCTTGCGCGCGCGTCGCACAGCAGCAATCAGCGCCAGGCGGCCGAACTCGCGATTGAGTTCGGTATCTTCGGCCCCGAGGTAGGTGATCAGCCATCGCGCAAGTCGTGGTGTGCCATCCCATTCCAGTGCGTCGAGGTAATCGGTAATCGGATTGAATTTGTTCCGCACGCACAACTGTTCGACAGCGTCGATAGTGTTTTGCTTGCCGGGATCGAAGCCGAACGCCGCATGGATCTTTCGCCGCAGGTCGGCGACGACAAGGTCGAGGTTAGCGAGTTTAAGGACGACCGGGCCTTCGACGATGTGCTTGTCGTGAAAAACGTCGAAACGGCATTTGACGTCGAGCGCCAGAAGGGCGCGCCGCGCGTTTGCGCAAGTGGACTTTGGCACGCCATTTTTGTCGGTCGTCTCCCAGGTCATCGGCTCATCCGGTTCGGCCGTGCAGCCATCAACGTCGATCTTGCGCTTGCTCTGCCATTTCCCGAATGAGCGCTCGACTTCGCCGCGCAGCCGGCCGGCGTAGCGGCGCCCAATACCGTTTGGCCACTTCGACAGCGTTTCGACAATCTTGTCGATCGACAGGCCCTTGGCACACAGGTGGCCGATGACAGCATGAAACACGGCACTGACGTCAGCGCCGACCGGCGCGCCGGCGCGAATAATCTCGTCAAAGTCGATCGACCTGCCGGCTTTGTTGAAGTCGAAGCAGCTTTCGCTGGCTTGCCCCTTACCGTCCCTGCCGTCGTAAGTGGCAGCGATCATGTCGAGCAGATCGAGCTGCGACAGTTCCTGACATTCGTCGAGCTGGTCGCCGGTAACGGTAATGTAGCGCTCGCAATTGCGATAAACTTCGATTGCGGCACCGTCGCGTGCGCCTTTAATCTTCCACTTGCGATGCAGCTTCTCGCCGCAGCCAAAGCCGATAATGCGTAATCCTTCGCCGGAAGGTGTAACCTCAATGTAGGCGCCGTTGGCTGCCTCGATCCAAGTCTCGGCCCACGGGTCGATTGCGCCGGTGTCGATGTCAATGCAGTGATCCAGATCGACCGCAACGAACGGCGTGTCGAGCAGGGCAAAACCGATACCGTCAGCCGTGCTCGCCGCGGCGACGGCCGCCGCGTAACTGCTCCACGTCGTCGGATCATTGTTCTTCGCCTTGTGCCTCGGATCCGTCGCCATGAACGGCGGCTTGGTCCAAGTCTGATCGCCGTTCTTCCCCTTGCGCAGCTCCCAGCGCCAAACAACCCAGTGGTCGATCTTGCACAGCGGCGCGAGCGCGAGCGGGAAATTTTCGAAATTGGTCTCGACCTTGTTGCTGGGTTTGCTCATGGGCGTCGTCCGATCCTGCAGTAGATCGCATGCAGCCAATTAGCCTGTTTCTCCGATGGCTCGCGCCGCGCGCACCAAAGGACCATGTCGGCGACGAACTCTTGCTCCTTCTCATTCAAGCGGCCGTTGTCTTTGTGCTTAATCTCGCAAGCCATCTCGTAAAACGACGGCGGGTCGATACTGCTGAAGCTCACATCGGCGGCGTTCTTGCCCTGCTCGAATCCCGCGTCGTAAAGCTTTTTCATCTCGGCCTGCGACAGGCCCTCGATCCGCGCTGCCAGTTCGTGAATGTCGCTGCCGTCCGCCTGCAAGGCGCGTTGCAGGGCGCGCACTGCGGCCAGCGCCTCGCTGTCGTGGGGCGACGACAGCAGTCGGATCAGCTTCTGGATCTTCTCGATGTTCATTGCCGCCAGCACCGTTCGCGGTGACCGCACAGGCGGCATTTCCAATGTTCCGGATCGTCGGTGAAGCGCGGCAACAGCTCGCCGGCGCGCGTCGCTTCGGTGACCGTCTTGGCGCGATCGATCCAGTGCTGTGCGCGATCAGCGTCGAACGGAATTTGGACGTGGACGCGCTGGCAGTTGTCGGCATTGACTGCGGTGAAGATTGCCGGATGGTCGCCGACGCCAAGGAAGTGCTGATAGAGCGCGACTTGCGCCGCGTATTGTGGATAGGCCTTATCGAGGCCGTCGCGGTCGAGCGAGTGCCAGCCTTTGCTTCCCAGCGCCTTATGCTCCCACAGGCACGGAAAGCCGATGTCGCGGATCTTGGGGCCGTCGACCACAATGCCGTCGGCGTGGCCGGACAGCATTCCCCCGAGCGCCGTGAATCGCAATCGTTCGTCGGGGGCGAACTTAAAACCGGCGTGGATGAGATGTTCGCGCGACCGTTGCTCGAAATAGTGGCCGCGGTCAAAGATGTCCCTTAGCCGTGTCGGATGTTCCGGATCGCATAGCCAGTCGAATTGAATGCGCCTAGCACAAGGATGTCCGACGGCGGAGGCACCCAAGTAGCCGCGCGTCGCTTCCGGAAACGCGGAGGCGTCGATCAGCGCATTGAGTGCGATGCTCGCGGGAAGGGCGGATAGCTCGGTGCGGTTAAAGTCGGGCATAGAATTTCAGTCCACTGGGATTTCGCTCAATCGGATTTCTCGCTCCGGGCGCTGCTTCCGGGGACGCATTCGTTTATGAAAATGTCCTCATATTCCGGCTCGCAAATCATCCTGCGAGCATCGATGAGGCATTGCTCCCACACGCAATCGACCTCTTGTTCGGTTATGTCGGCACAGAAGCGAGCCCTGGCCCAGGTGTAGCTCCACTCCGCCATTTCCTGAGCCAGGTCCTCATCTGCGGCGTTCGGCAAGGGGACCAGATACCGCGCATACTGAGGATCATTGCGGGGGGTGCAGACGAGCTGCTCAACACCGCTGATGCCGTCTCTTTTCGTCATGCTGCTCGCCTCCTGCGGGTTTCGCGCGCGTTCAATGCTCGAATTCTCACTTCCTCAGAATGGCAGGGGATCGCAATCCGCCTCAGCCTCCGACTCCGGTGTACCCGGCCCCTTGCACCTGATGAGCCTTTCGCCCTCGTCACGCGCCAGCATCGCTTTGCCGATTAGGTTGTAGGCGTCGCCGAGGAAGGTGATCATTTCGTCGCGCGAGAATTGCGAAAGCGATTTGGACCAGTCGGCTTGGCAATTGCCGAGCTCTGGAAGAATCGCCTCAATGGCGCCGGCAGCCCAAGGATTGGGGTTGAAGGCCTCATTGACGTAGAGGTACTTATGCGGCCCGACACCATTGCTTGTGGCCTGGCGCGCGCGCGTACTGATCCAGCCGAACAGGACGGCGGCAACGATCCAACCCCACTCAGTATCGGATAGCCGACCGATCGGCGTCAGGGGTGGCACCGCGCCGCCGGCGACGGCGGCACGGGCCTGTTCGATGGCAACGCGGATAGCCTCGCGCTGCCAAGCGTCTTCGATCGCATTCAGCGATGGAACCCGCACTTTCATCTTACGCGTCAGCTTGGTCATCGCGCCCACGCCGGCCTCTCGATGACGTTCGACGGCTTTGCAGTGGCGGCAGGCGTCGGTTGTGCGACTTGCTCGACCGGCTGCCACTCCTTGCGCTCGGGTGTGATGATTTGCGCCAGAAAGTTCTTGGCGCGATAATCGCCCTTCGCCGGCTCGACGCCGATTTGGGCGACGAAGCGCAGGCCGTCGAAGTCAGCGTAGTCGACGACGCGCGCCTTCTTCGCCGCCTCGGAGACATCGGTCGGCTTGATACCGCGCGCCGACTCGATGATCGCCCGCAACTTGCGGTGACTGATATCGGCGGCCTGGGCGTGGTTATCCGTGGTGCCGCTGATGGTCATCCACTCGAAGATTTTCCGCTTATCGTACTGGCCGCCGACGATAGTCAGTTCGCAGTTCAGACCTTCAGCTTGACCATTCTTGGAGCGCTTAAACAGACCGCCATCGCCGGCATCGCCGGGGCGGATGTTGAGCCGCACCACTGCGATGGTGCGATCGGGGATGACATCAAACGAACGTTGCTCATTAGCTGTATTAAAATCGTATGCCATGGCTTCACCTTCACTTTCATCATTGAGCGGCTACAAGCTCGACCACGTCGCCGCTCGTCGACCTGGCCGAGAGTTTCGTGAGTAATTTGCCCAGGTCGGGTTGCTCGATCTGTTCGAGCCGGCCGGACCGATCTTTTGCGGGGAACTGCCAAGGGTTCGGTGCTGTGCAGAGAAAGGCGCGCGTCAGCACGCCGTCGCCAAAGTCGATCCAGTTGTAGGTGATGACCTGATCGACGACCGCCGGCAGCTCCCGCGCCGTGCGAGCGCCCTCGAGCTGCAGCCGGTGTTCGACGCGCCTGTAGTCATCAATTACAGTTTCGAGCACGCCAAGAAGGACGACGTTCACCTCACGCGCCTGCTGCAAGCACATCAGCCACGCGATCAGCTCGCGGGCATGCAAGCCGTAAGCGCCACGAAGATCGCGCTTGCCACTACTGGAAAAAGCCTCAGGCTGCTGACTCGCCCACGCGAAGCACAGCCGCCCGACGGCAGTGAGCGAGTCGATAAAAAAGGTGCCGTACTGCTTCGGGCTGCCGAGCTCGGCGATTGCAGCGTCGTAGTGCGCTTGGCTGTAGCAGGCGTCTGCCGGCACAGCGGGGTTGGGGCCGGCCAGAATGACGGCAAGGTCGCGGCATTGCGGCCAGGTCCGCGGGCGGAACGTATCAACGGCAAGATCCTGCACGGCAAGATCGCCGGCCTCGATGTCAACGAACAGCGTGTTCGTGAGATCGAGCGTGCGAAGCAACGACGTTTTGCCGACAGCGGACGGCCCGACGACAAGAGCCTTGGCTCCTCGCGGGGTCGCTGTGCGGTCGACGGCGGGAATGATCTTATTGTTGACGAGCGAGATCACGGCTGCGCCTCCTTACCCGTCGGCTCGATTGAGCCGAAATTCCGCGACGATGAGCCGATCGAACTCGCGAGCGACCTTGGCCTGGGCCTGATCGACTTCGGCACCGTCGCAACCCGGGCCGGCAAAGCGATCGTTCGCGCGCTGTAGATCGCGGAGTGCGCAGATGTAGGCTCGAAGCGCATCATTGCGGCCTTCGCAATCGTCGATGCGGCTAAGGATTTTGTTGAGGTCGGTCAGGTCCGCTCGGATGCACTCATCTGCATCTTCGAGCGCGCGCCTCGTTGCATCGTTCATACTGATAATTTTCACGAGTGCCTCCTAATCTCAGCAGCGCGGCGGGCGCGGTCGTCATGGCTCTCTATGATCGGCGCCGCCGGCCGATCGCGTGACCGGCGGCGCCACAGCGCTTGTTTACTGTGCGGCTTCGACCACCATTGCTGCCTGAAGCGTGCGTTCGATGCCGCAGTTGCGCACCACGGCGATCAACGTCGCGTCATCGATCGATTCGCCATTGACGGCGACCACCCGCTTCGGCGCCGGTAACGCGAGCTGCGGTTCCGGTGCCTTGAGCAGGGCAGCGAACGACGTGCGGTCGCGGCCGTCGATGATTGCCTGGCGTTTCTCCGGGGAGAGCGTGCGCGCCAGGTCGATGTACTGGCGGCTGACCTTCAGCGCGGCCGCCAGCTGAGCGACCGACCAATCGATTGTGGTCTGGCCTCCAGCCGCGTTCGCGCCCACACAACCAAGCTGGCGTTTATCCAGCCGGCGGTGTACAAGGCCGCGGCCCGACAGTACGCGTACATTCGTTCTGTTCGTGTCCATTGGTGTACTTCACCTCCTTTCTGGCCGGGCAATGGGTTGGGTGTTCTGGCACCTGGCCCATCCTTCTCCGCGGTCGGCCAAACCACGGAATGCATTCCGGGCGAAGCCCGGAAATTCCTGAAACTCAGCGTTTCTCTTGCTTTACGAAGGCGAAGCGGACGTCCTTCGGGTCGCGCTTATTCACCGCTAGTCTTGCAGCGATGTACTTCAAGCACTCGGTGCCACGGTCGGCCGGATCCCCGAGTCCCCAATGCAGATGGCCAGTGAGATTGGTGAGGAGCTTGTTACTGCTCTGCGTTATGGCAACCGGCGAAGAAATTTGTTGACTGATAATTAGGTCAAAGAGCTTAGCCCGCTGGGCGTCGGACATCAGCGCCACCAGGCGGTCGACCGGCTCGTCCCGGATGATTTTGGCCTGTTCCTCGTCCGTCGCCGCTCCCCAAACCTCGTGCAAATAGTCCACGGATCGGGAAGCAGTCTTGGAATCCGCCTCCTCCATCGTCGGAGTCGCGGCCCCGTTCACCTTGTTGGTCGACTCCGGCGCGGCCAGCTGGTCATCACCACCGTGATCGGCATGTCCACCGGCATGGCCATCATCATGATGTTTGGGGGACAGATCCTTTTCGGCATCATCACCGGCAGGTACGACCGTTTCCTCGCCGGTCTTCCAATCCTGGAGAATGACTCCGGCGCCGGCCTTCTGGCGTGCGATGGTCTCGCTGACCGCGGTGCAGGAAACCTTCTCGCCGGCTTTAATGCGCTCGGCGATCTCGGTGCGGGCCTCATCGGGAGTTGAGGGAGCGGCGAGCTGATATATTGCGGAGACGGGCAAAGTTCCGAAAGTGTCCCAACCTTGGGACTGTTTGGCCCATTTGTTGACGTCAAGCAGCCGGTACGCGTGCGAGCGGGAATACCCGAGTCGATTCTCCGTCCAACCCTGAAAGCCACCTTCGTCGCGGCGATACAGGAACATCTCGTGCGCTTTCCCGAGACGCGCTGCGATACGGAAGACCGCGTTGCGTTCCAGATATTCGATGTCTCGTGCGAGAGCTTCGAGCTGCTTGGCGAATTCGGCGTCAGAAAGGGCGGCGGTGGAAACGTCCGCCTTGGCGGTTGGGGTGCTGGTGTCGATATTCTCGCTCATGGGCGCTTCGCACTCGGCGCCTCACCGCACAAGCGGAGGAGGCTTTGCACCTCCACGATCCTACGACCGCGAATGATCCGGCCCGCGAGCTCGCCGTTCTGCAGGAGTTCGTAAATTCTACTTTTGCTGATCCCGACGTATTCGGCCGCGATCGCGACCGTTACGCCGAAGCGCTCTTCAAGCGGCAGGATTTTTCGGCCAGTAATTTCCGGACGCATGTTGCCTCCACGAACAACGTGGAAGCTATGTGCGTCTCGCGCTCTTATCAGCGCGTAATTGCTTGCGATTGCTTGTCGCTTGCTTGCAATTGTTTGTAATTGAGCAAACTAATTGCGCTCGCGTTCAAACTTTTTAATCCAACCAGATACCTTGCCGCGAGTGGTGCTCATGTCCGGGCCTACGCCGTCTTCGGAGTGCTTTTGAAGGTGACCGCGCGCAAGCTTCGCAACATCTGAAATTGTTTTCCATCCTTTGGTTTGGTGTTTCTTGTCGAGCGGGTTTCCTCTGGTCTTGAGCTCTCGCATTACAAACAGCTCGCCCTCTTCCCAATCGTGTTGCTCAGGAGCGCCAGCGCCAGACGCTTGTTTGGCTTTCCTGCGTTTCTTTTTCGGGGCTGGTTTGCGCTCTTTGCCAGGTACCGGCAGCGATGCCGCTATCGTCGGGTACAGACGCTCCGCGCGCTCGATATCGGCGGTCCGCACGAAAAACTCTGCATGCCCATCAGACAGAGAATAGTCCGTGTAATGGACTGCTATGTGGTCGACACCATCGGCATCTATTACTACCGACAGCGTGGCCTCATTTTGCCAGAATTCGGTATCCACAAAGCTGGGTGTTTCCTCCCCGCTGGCGCTAACCTGCCGTTTCGCTGAGGGCCTGCTGCGGAGCAAGGCGTTTAACTCGTCCTTGGCGTCTTCGCTTGATCCGAGGCGATCGCGCAATCGCTGAAAGGCGTCCTCCAACGACAGCCAATTCGACGGCTTGACCTTCGACGGATTATTCTGCGAGCCGCGTCCACTCTGCCGGCTTGTGCTTCGGCCAGCCGACGCCCGCTTTTTGGCCATGGTTCACCGCCGCACCGCCGGAGGAGTGCGCGGAGCAAGCCGATGCGGCGGTGAAGGTCGATCGGCAGCGGTCCGGCCGGACCGGCCCCGCGCTTTCTCAGAATATCACGCAGCTGTCGCTCGATGTCGAGCTTGTTCGATGTTCACGACACTGCCCGACGGCGGCAGACAGTAATCGCACCATTGCTGCATGACCGTGCGCCGGCGCTCTATCGCTGTTTTGCGGCGATAGGCCCGCTCGGTCGAATCCTTGATGGCGTGGGCCAGCGCCGCCTCGGCGATTTCCTGGGGCACTTCGCCGACGTCGCCGCACCAGTCCCGAAAGCATGATCTCATACCGTGAGTGGTGAGCGGCTGTTTCGTGCGGCGCCGAAGCAGCTTCAGCAACGTGGTGGCCGAAAGCGGCTTGGCGTCTCTACCAGGAAAGATAAGGTTGCCGGCGATCCCTCGCAGCCTTTTCATCTCGTGGAGGATGGCGAGAGCACCGGACGACAGCGGGACGACGTGACTGCGAAAAGCCTTTGTTCGCTTGGCCGGTATGGCCCAGGTTTTCTCTTCCCAATCGATTTCGTCCCATTCGGCGCCGACCACTTCGCCAACACGAGCGGCCGTCAGAACGGTGAACCGCAACGCCGCAGCGCCTACACTCGATATTGTGCCGAGATCAGCCATGAAGGTGGGCACGTCGCAGTAGTCCATCGCCGCATAATGTCCGCCCGGCTGCACTTGTAAACGTGGCGGCAGCGCTTCCTTTAGATGCCCGCGCCAGGTTGCCGGATTGGCCCCGGTGCGGTGTCCCTCGACCGTCGCGCGGGCCAGAATGCGCTCGATACGTCCGCGCAGTCGTGAGGCCGTTTCGCACTTGTCCTGCCAGATCGGATTGAGCACAGCGAGCACGTCACTCGTGCCGATTTGATCCACCGGCATATTGCCGATCACCGGGTAGGTGTACGTCTGAAGACTATAGCGCCAGGCATACCGATGCTGGTCAGACCGTAAGTGTTTCAGCTTGTCAGTCATGTACCGCTCGGCGCATTCCTCAAACGTCGGGCCCCGGCGCAGTTTCTTCACAGTAGGGATCACTGCTTGCGTGCGGGAGTGCTCGATTGGATCGATTCCTTGAGCCAAGAACGCACGTGACGCGGCGGCCTTCTCGCGAGCTTTGACCAAGCCAACGTTGGCGAGCGAACCGAGCCCCTGATAGCGTGGGCGGCCGTTGGACGGAAATCGGAAGATCCAAGAGACCACGGCGGGTGACGTGACTTGCAAATAAAGACCCTGGCCGTCGTGGTACTTGCCGGGCTTCGTGATGAGCGTGCGAATTTTTGCTTCGGTGAGGCGATTGATAAGGCGTCCCATATGGGTTTCCCTCCTTGTGGGTACTACCCACATTCCACAGTTTCCATAAACGCCGAGCCGAAATTCGCTAGCTGTTTTAGTACGCTATGGAATGTGTGGACGCCTTCTATATCGAGGCTCTTTCCTCGAGCCGAAGCTGGATCAGATAGGGATCGATGGCCGCCATAGTACGATCGAGCGCGCCGCCAAGCTCGCTCATCGTTGCCACCGCGGCGGCAGCGACGGCGCGGCGCGCCGCCGGATCGGCGAGCCACGCGTCAAGACGCGC